GGAATCGTCCAAAACTATGTGATTGATACCGTTGTCAGGCACTATAAAAGACCTGTTTTAATGTGACGGAAGAGGCAGTGTTTAATTTGCTGGATAACATTCTGGCTCTTCCTCTGGACATATTTCTCCATCTGCTTCCATTTCGTTTATGATGATTTTCGTTCCCGCTCTTTGCAATCTCAGCAACAGCATGTCAAATTCCCCAAGGTATCTCAACGACTTAATGTCTACACATCCCAAACTGTCAAGTGTATACTCTTTCTCAAAATCCCATTTCGATATCGGAATTTCCATATTCAACCCTTCATCGTGTTCGTTTTCGAAAATGATTACCGCCCTATGCATGGAGCTCCAAGTAGATCTTTCACACTCTTCTATTCGCATCTCGCAACTGACCGATTCGTAGCATGGTCCATCGTCAAACTCCACTTCCAGACCAGTTGTGCTGATCTTCTTTTCGCACATTGCAATCCATGCATCAAACAGATCAGTGACTTTCATTTCTTTTTCTTCCTGCTTGATTGATAATTCCTTAAAATTTTCCAGAATCTTTTTATTCTCGATACAAGCATCGGAATTTACGATTTCTGTAAGCACCGTATCCAACTTTGGGAGGTATTCCGAAAAATCATACTTCTCTATGTACGGCACCATAACTTCGTCTATTTTTTTCGTTAGTGCACTTTCTGCTTTTCCCCATCTAAACGCTTTTTCTATTGCCGATTCTATTGATTCCTTGAATTTATTTCTGAGTATTTCCTTTACTTCTTCCTCGGAAAGACACTCCTGTGCCATTTTTAACAATTCTTCTTTCATTTTCTTCCTCCTTAATTCGAGTTCAGTAGTTGCTCTTCCAGAGAGTCCATGTCGTATTCTCTGCGATCAAAGTTGTTTAGGTTTCTGCTTACTGGCGGTTTTGATTGTTTTTTCTTCTTTTCCGATCCTTCCGGTTCATTATCAAATTTACCTTCTAAAATCTTTTTTAAGTTCTGCTCTTTTATGATCCAGTTAAAATTCGCATTGAATTTATAATCCCCTTTACTTTCTTCACCTTTCAGGAATTTGCTGTTCTCCGCTTTTATAAATGCGGTTCTGATCTGGCTAAAGCTAAATTTCTTACAGGCTGCATCAATGTCTTCCTTCCTACTATCAGAAATACGCTCGACTCTATCGAAACTCTTACAAATATCATTAAATGTGTCGGCGATCAGCTGATAGCTTATTTTGCTATCAGTCTTATCTCTTACTCTATCTCTATTCTCTATCTCTATCTCTATCTCTGTGTTACACTTCTGCACATTGTTGTTACACTCTGTTACATTCGTGTTACATTGTAACGCCTTATTTTTTCTTGATGCCCTGACACGCTCCGCTGATTCCGATTCCGAGCAGATTAAAGACTGTGTTTCCATCATTAAAAATTCTGTTTCGGAACAGGGCTCAATAAGTCCTTGAGACAGTAGGTATTGTACAGTTACTTTCACATTGTCTGGATCTTCGTCTATTGTCAGGGCAATTTCTTCTGGAAAATTCTCTTCAATCCCCTCGAAAAACAGCTTTCCACCATTGTTTAAACTCAGCAGCTGCATTTTTAAATAGATAATGGTATATGTATCACCACCAGCAATTTTCCGTAACTTTTTAATTTTGGGCTGTGTAAAAAAATCTTTCTGTAGCTTAAGCCAGTAGTATCGTTTTGACATTAAATCACAGCCTTTCTGTATCTATCTGCATTCCAGATTGGTATTCGCGGTATATTTGCATCCAATCATCCAGCTCCATCGTAACAAGGATTTTATGATTGTTTTTCTTATGGAATACAGCAGGAAGATTTCCCGCTTTATTCGCTGCGGCATCTCTCTTTGCTTGATCCATCCAGTCATAAAGTCGCATCTGCTCTTGATGTTTCGCTTCCACATGAATTAAAGGAAGACCAACCACGTCTGAAGCATCGCCTGTATTTCCGCAGTATTGCGCTGTTCTGCGCGCTTCTTGATATCCATAATCGCGGAAGATACCAGCTAATTCCCGTTCAAATCTTGCGCCTTTCTTTTTACTGTTTACTGCCATTTTCTTTCCTTTCTTTGTAGTGCAGGCAAGGTTCATCCTTTTCCTTGCCTTTGCACTCCCAAAATCTCTCGCAATGTATGCATTCTCTTGTTTTCTTCATGTGATCGCCCTACATGAACGGAAGTTCTTCATCAACTCCATCAGGGACGTTTTGGAATCCATCGTGGTCCGGCTGTCCATATTGCGGAGCAGACTGTCCGCTGCTTCCCTTGCTTTCGCAGAACTCAAAACTATTCACGATCAACTGCATCCCGTAATGCCTCACGCCATCTCTTTCATAGTTGTTGTTTCTCATTTCTCCTTCGATCAGCAACTTTGCTCCTTTCCCCACATTGCATTTTTCAAATGTTTCCGCAATCTTTCCGAATGCTACACACTGGAAAAAGTCAGCTTCTGGATCTCCGTCTCTCTTAAATCTGCGGTTTACGGCAAAATTAAAACTCGCTACTGCTTTCCCGTCATTTGTGTATCTCATTTCTATATCTGCCGTCAGTCGTCCGCATAAAATAATTTTATTCATATCAATTCACCTCTTAATTTCCAAACAATGCCGCTGCTGCACTCTGTCCTCTTTCGGAAGATTCGGTTTTTTCTTCCTGCGACTGTTCCATGTCAATAATCTCCGCATCGCTATCGTTATCGACGTATGTTTTTGTTCCGTCATCGTTTATCACTGCCATATCTGCATCCATTGCCGACATCATATCGATAGACATGATTCCCCATTTAGAGATCAGCTGACGCAGCATAGTTTTATATGCCATTCCGTCAAAGTCCTTTTCCCAGAACGTGTATCCCTTTTTCGCCTGATATCCTTTGGAATACTTTAATGCATGGGCTTCCATTTTCTTTTTGCTCCAATAGATCGCCTTTTTAAACCCATTCGTATACTCAAACATTGCATAATATCCAATGGTTTCAGCCTGTTCTCTTGCTTCTTCATCCTCAATCAGATGTACCTCAATCTCTTCATTCAAAGGATCAAAACGAACAAGCTCGCCCTCTTTGATCGCCAGTACGTTCAGTTTTTTGTACTGTCCGGAACGGATAGCAAGCTGGATATACCCTTTGTATCCAAGCTGGAACTGCGCCACCTTGCCTTTGTTTCTGTCATTAAACGGTACGAGGTAATACTGTCCCAACTGCGGAGACGGTGAAAGGTTCAGCGACTCCCCAAGCAGCGCACCGGAAAGGATCGATTGATTCGTGCATTCCTGTAATGCTGCATTGTTATTTACAGCCGATACAATTGCGGAAATAAATCTCTGTCCGCTCTTTCCACCGATCACATTGTTGATCTGGTTTTTAACTGCTTCCTGTGTTAAATATGCTGCGATTCCTGTGCTTTTTCTTGCTGTTAAGCTATTTCCTACTGCCATTTTTCTTCTCCTTTTCTATTTCACTAAATTTTCTAACGTTGTTTTTATTCCTTTAAATCCACCAGTTTCAAGATACACTCTTGTGTCAAAGAAAATCAGTTCGCTTGTTTCTTTGTTAAATCCGGCAGAAACACCGTTTTTAATGCAAACATTCTTTAATAACATCAGCACCACTTCAAGCTCTTGTTTTGTCTCTTCATTCATTCTTCTACTCCTAAATCAATCCTATTTCACCGAAAAGCTCTCTTGCTCCGTCATCTTCTTTTGCAATTTCTGAAATTCCCATATTGTAATAATTCTGAAACACTTTGCTAATCAAATACTTCGAATCTTCTGAAATTGTAGCTGGCTTATATTTAATTCCTCTTACTGCAAAATAATTCGCCAAGTTCTGTGCATCCATTACCGTTAAATTTGCCGCAAATGCTACCCACTGCCGTTCAACGCATTTTCCCATGTCTGTTTCCGGTGGATTCATGCATTCTTCAAAAGATTTTGCATCTGTAAATCCAATCTGTCCGGGAAGATCATCTTCTTTCTTCTGGAACTCTGCTGCCTTTTTCGCTTCCTTCTCCGCTTTCAATCTTGCCTGCTCTGCTTCATGTTCTGCTTTTTTCTTCTGGATTTCTGCAAGTCGCTGCCCTTCACTTAACGCCCTGTTGATATCCAGAGTGGATTTATAGACTTCTAATGCTTCAAAGCCAAATTCCGGCAATCTCGAAAGCGTATCCACATCTTTCTCCACGCTTGTGATAAATGCATTCATAACATCTTCGATGGACCTCATGGATGTTGTCTTATTTAACCATCTACTGTCAAAAATACATTCCAAAGAAATTTCGAACGGTGTTGATTTACTGTTCCAGAGTTCCTCGATTTGCTTCCGTTTTTCCTGCTTCTCGTACTCTTCAAATTCCTTAATTTGCTTATCAATAAGGTTAATAGGATCGTTAATAAGCTTAATTAAGGCGTTAATTTGAGTCTTAAATTCGTTAAATGGCTCTAAATAAGCCTTTTCCAGTCTTATTCTTTCGTCATTTAAGGCTTTTTTCAGCTTATTTAAGCTTGCTTTATCTGATTTAGCATCCTTAATTTGCTCTCCGGTGTACACTAAATTACTGTGGTCTTCTACTATTTTCTGTATTTCTGACCTTAATTCTTCATAATTAAATGTAATTTTCTCCGGCATTTTCACTTCATTGACTCTTAATTCCATGTTTTTCTCTCCTTTATCTTCTTATTACATCCGGAAGGATAAGCGGCGGGCATTCATCTCGCTCCACGTATCCCCAGAATCGTTTTCCTTCTTTCATCAGGTATTCCATATCTTCTTTCACATCTTTCCGTTCAAAATGGTAATGTTTTGTTTGAACGAATACCTCACCAGCATATTCACTTTTTAGCTGCGCTTTTAACTCGCAAAAATCAGCCTCAAGAACTGCCATATACAGCAAGCACTGGCAATAATAATGATCCGGGATCTGGTGGTCCCATCTCTTTCTCATATTTCCGTTTAAAATGTTCGTTGTCTTACATTCCCAGATTCCGAGTCTCCCATCTCCATCGAAAAGCCAACCATCTACTGAAGCCTGCGCCCAGGGATATTTATCATTTCGAAAACTGTTGTTTTCCTCATATCTCACTTGGTATTCTGGAAAGTCCAGCCGGAAGAGTTCTCTTAATAATGGCTCTGCCTGTGTACCATATTTAATATAAGGAAGATTTGAAATGTCTTTTGCTTCCTTTCTTCCAGTTTTCAACTCCCACAACTCCACATTTGTCATGTACGGATTCTTCCCGATTACAGCGGCGATTTCAGAACCGCCGATTCCATTTTTTCTATTTTTAAGCCACTCTTCATGGTTGCTAAGTATTGTTTTTGTAATCATTTGACTTTTCCTCAAATTTTCTCTATACTTTAACTGGTTTAATTTCTTGAGTGCTTGAGGGTTGCCGCCCTGTGACAGCACTCTTTTTTAATACCCAACCACCAGATACCACGCCAGAATCACCAAGATAAACCCGATCACAGCTACTGCAACCTTATGCCAGTAGGGCTTGTCCTTTTCCGGCAATTCAACCGATACGGAGCGGATATCCCAACTGTTTAAAGCGTTCGGCTGCTGGGTGGTCTGGCAGTGATAAGTTCCTTTAATCTCCATGCTTGTCCTCCTTTCTACCGCCTAAGCGGTTTTCTCTTTTCGTATCAATGCTCCCTGAATAATCCGGCAACATCCATCTATAAGTTTTTTAACTTCCTCTTCTGTGCGATCCACATAACAATCATCATGTACTCGGATTGTTGCATTTTTTACTTTTACTGTTTCTACGATCAAAATCATCACCTCTCTACTATGTATGCAGGTTGGATTGTCCGAGATATGTTGTCCTACGTTTTTAATTAGCATCCGAATCTCTGACGATCACATGATATTTCTTTATCTGTCCATCGCACTGCGTGTATGGGATTTCTCTCGGATATCCATTATTTGCGTACCACTGCTTTACCATCCCAATCACTTCCGGCACATACTTTCTTACAGTTCCTTGCCACGTTCCCTTGGATTCCCATGTTTCCGTGTACATATCTTCTGACAAATCCAACCTGCGAATAATCTCATTCACAGCTTTGTCTGCCGGCTTGCCGGAACTCTGAAAGTAAAGTCTTGCTTGTCTTGCGATATGTACCGTATCCACATACTGCTGATCCGCTTCAATCGTGATTGGAAGATTGACTCCTGCTTTCTCATAAAGAGATTTTGCAGTCAGGAGCTGGATTTTACTGTTGCATCCTGCTGCTTGGAGCATCGGTGTTAAAATCTTCACAGCATTGTTGACACTGGCGAGACGCTCGTTGCTTTGTTTCTTCTTTGGCATCTCATAGGAGCCGGTCTTGCGGAGGGTGGGAAGAACTTCGGATGTCACCCAGTGTTTGAATTCTTTTGCGGATTCTAATTTGCTACCGAAGATAAGGGCGTATAGACCGGATTCGTTAATTACTACTTGATTCGGGTTTCCTCTTTTTCCGTCGGAAATCACGACGGTATTCTTATCTTCTTTCATTACATGTGTAGCAAGAGCATCTCTCGTATTTGCATATCCCAATGCTGTTGCCACATCTTTTCCAACAAACCACGGTTCATTGTCAATTGTCACTGTTCGGATTTTGCCGAACTCTTTGTTGTTAAAAATTTTTAATTCGTTCATTGCTTCTCCTTTCTGTTTTTGATGATTGTAAATAAAATCTCATCATGGTAAAATATATTTATTATTTCATGAGAATGGGGGAATTATATGCCACTTTTTTTGCAATATATCGGCTTTATCATTAGTATCTTTGGTTTTTTTATTACGATATTGACATTTATAGCAGCCAGTAGAGTTAATAAAAAAATCAAATCTCTTAATGAACTTAAAGATTTTCACGTTCATAAAACAGAAATACTCAATCAGCTAGAGGGGTTCGTTCGTTCCATAAATAGTGACCAGTTGCAAGAAAGTGATACTGAATGCACTTTATATAATGGAATAACCCAATCGTTAACTGATATAGAATCTAGGTATACTAACCTTTCTTGGAAAACACGAAAAGCATTAACTTCTTTGCAGAAATATTTAAAACGTGACAATTTTAAGTGGAATGAAATTGCCCTCAAACTTATAACTTTAAAAAATAGCATTGATAAGGAGATTTAAATATGGAAATAAATAAAAATGAATCTTTCATCGAAAAATTATCATCTCAGACTATCAATTCCGAAATTTGCTGGAAACGCGCTACATCTTTCAATAAATTAGATTTTTCTTCTAACCCCGAGCTTGGAATCGTATTTTTTAACAATGAATATTGCACAATTGATTTTGAGAATTCCTTTTTTTCTCATATTGATTCCGCTAATATTTATATTGTTTTAAAACAAATAGAATCCGGTCGCGATGGTTCCCGTGTAAAGAATTATTCAGTTTATCTACAGCAAGAAAGCAATAATGAAATTTCAAAACTTTCTTGTTCTCAAGCAGTTATTTACCAACTAGTAAATTCTATAAATTCTTATTTAGCAAAAAATAAATCGACTCTAAATGATTTTATAGATTCTTATCTTAAAAATTCTCAAAGTTAAATCCATGAATCCTTAAATC